GTACGGAAAAAAGTGGGGAATGCCTACAGGAACTAACTTACTACATGCTGGACAAGCACAACAAATGGTTGAGCATATTCTATGTGGATGCGAACCAAAGCCAGCACAAGATACACCAACCGAGCTTATGGAGTGGGCTAATAGCTGGCAAGAAGATGATAGTGATATGCCTTCCTATCTAATTGGGTGTAACGACATGAAGCATTTTGTTAAGTCACAACTTGAAAAAATGAAAGGTAAATCATGAGTATTGGATTTGACAGTATAGATTTCGTACCAAGGTCGGCGTCTAAGACAGCATTGTTTGAGGCATTTGCACATAAATTAAGCAGCGAGCAGTGTCAAGTAGATATAGTGCAACATGCCGAAGGTGAGGTAAAGACTTTATCTGACGGCACGAAGTATAAAATAACCCATCATGGATGGGTAAAAATAAAAGGCGGTGCGTGATGGGTTCAGTAGCTTACACAGAAATACCCTGTGATAAGTGTGGGGTAATACCATCTTATAGTTGGTACGGGCATACAAGCGTCAGACTCTGTAGCAAGCGCGGTTGCTATGAGTACTATGACAATCTTTATAGAGAGATGATAGAAGATGATGATGATGAACACTGAAAAGTTATTACCCTGTCCATTTTGCGGTTCAGATATTACAAAAGTCGTCGAAAATGGAAAAGTTTGGACTGGTAATAAATACAGCGAAGCTACAAGTGTCAGTGTTATTCATCATTGCCCTACCATACCAGGTCAACCACATCGCATGATAGAGCGTATTGGGCGCGATATAGAAAGCGCGTTTAGTATCTGGAACATGCGTCATGGGTTTAATTTTGATATTAAACAAGAGCCGTTGGGTAGTGATTTCGCTGAAGTATTGTATGATAATGCTTGGGATATGTATGAAGTTAAATTAACACCTGCGTGTGCAGAGATAGCAAAATGAAACTAAATAAAACAGAGAAACTTCAGAAGATTCAAGACGAGGTAGAGGAATTTATTGCCGCCCACGATATGAAAAACCACCACTACTTGTTTGACGAGGAAATAATTGCCGAATTTAGCATGTACAAAAAGAAACACGTGAGAAAAGCAATTAACAACTTGAGATAAGGAAACCATTATGACTCACGAGGCCTGGAAATTAATTGGGGGCTACGACGAACTTCAACGCTTGGAAATGAAACGAGAAGCAGACGAATATCGCCGCCGTGAGCTACAAGAAGAAATGGATAGGGATAAATGCGGTTATCCCGACGTTGCACAATCTGATACACTCTGATATTCTACAAGACACTATGAAAAAGAGCCAACTATGGACAACCCAACAATAAAAACCGGGTCCTACTCACGCCTACTCGACTTTGAGAGTTGTCGTATGAAGGCATACCTTAAACACGCGCTACGAGTACCCGACCCGCGCCCAAGCACCGCAGCAGATCGTGGTACAGAAGTCCACCAGACCTGCGAAGACTGGATGAATGGCAAGATAGCAGCACCCTCACCCATCGCATCCAAGCACTTTGCCGATGAGCTTGTCTCATTGAAGAAGAATTACGTCGCTGGCAACGCCAGCCTGGAGGGTGAGTGGGCATTCAACCACGACTGGGAGCCAACCGACTGGAAGACAGGCTGGTTTAGACTCAAGGCAGATGCTGTCGTCCGCCTATCGCACAAACATGCCGTGGTTATAGATTACAAAACTGGTAAGCGTTTCGGCAATGAAATCAAACATGGTGAGCAGTTACAACTATATTCATTAGCAGTACTGTTACGTGAGCCGAAAGTAGAGCGTGTTACTGCCGAGCTGTGGTACTTCGACCAAAACGAACTGGCAAGCTACGAAGTCACTCGCACTACCGGTATGCGCTGCCTCAAGGGCTTTGATAACCGAGCACGCAAGATGACCCAAGCGACCACATTCCCCCCTAACCCTAACGCCTTCAGCTGCAAGTGGTGTCCGTATAAGCCAGAAGAACTCGGCGGCACTGGGCATTGTAAGGTGGGTGTATGAACGATCGTGCAGCAGACCCACTAGATCAGGCAGGTGCTATGCAGCAACGCCACGACGAAGCTCGTATCAGCGCAATACGTGCCGAGGCGGCAAAGCCAATACCCACAGCAACAAACTGCCTATTAAGTTCATGCGGAGAACCAACAGCTAACGGTGCACGTTGGTGCGATTCATTTTGTAGAGACCTATGGGAGAAAGAACATGGCTAAAGGGCACACACACACGGTAGAACAGGGGGCAAAATGAAAGCCACTCACCAGAAAACACCGTATCTCGCCGAGGCTATCCAATGGGATGGCCATAATTCCGCCCAAATTATTGCACTAATAAACGCAGACGTACGCGAAACAGAGGGTAAGTATCTTATGGTACGCGCCGCCAACGACATATTCACTATGGTTCCAGGCTGGTGGGCAGTAAAAGGAGAAAACGGCGTCGTCAAGTGCTATTCAAACGACGTATTCATTGTGAAATACCAAGCGCTAAAGGAGTAAGAATCATGACATTTTTTCGCTTTCTATGCTGTTCGGTAGGTATCCATACTTGGAAGAGAGGCTATCGCTATACCAAACACTGTAGGTATTGCATAGCTACCAAGGTCATACTGTGATTACTAAACGCACACGTTATCAATTCGCAGATGTCAGCGAGGCTAACACATTGTATAAGGAATAAACAATGAACATATTACACAAACTACATTGTGCATTAGGCATTCACAGATGGGAACGAGCGATCTACTCACAAAACTTCCACTGTCAATACTGCCGCATCATGCGCTACCGCTCGTTCCCGTCTCGCCGATCATGATTACTAAACGCGCACGTTATCAATTCGCGACTGTCAGCGCAGCTGCTACAGCCAACGCATTATGCGTGGCCGAATGTTTCAACATAGCCACTGGCAAGGCAGAATACGTGCTATGCGCTCACGAAATAGTTAAGGGTACTGACACTTACATACCACTGGCTAAGTTTTTCACCGGAGATCCAAATAACGAAATTACTCCACCAGGAATGGCGAAGTACAAACTAATTTAGGAGCTGATATGACTGAAGTAGAGAAATTAGCCCGTATCGAACTGTTAAGTCAGGAGATAGATGCCAACAACGAAGAAAATGCATTTTATTACTCCGAGATCAGTACTCTACATGAAGAGATCGAAGAAGCTAGAAACGCCAAATTACAAACTAATTTAGGAGCTAACTAATGAGCATACAAGAAATTTTAATAGAACGCGGTAACCGCTACGGTGAGTTCGACGAGCACGCTCGTATTACTCAAAATCTAAAGTCAGTTATGACTGATACTCCTAACTGGGAAAAACTTAGCCTAGATAAAAAAGAAGCATTGGAAATGATACAACATAAAGTTGGTAGAATTCTTAATGGAGACCCGGAATATCACGACTCATGGTACGACATCGAGGGTTATGCCCATCTGGTAAGTAAAACACTCACGCTGTGATTAAGACTCTGCTATACACCAGCGCATTACTGATATTACCCGGCTTAATAGTAGGGTTAATTATCTACGTACTTATTTTAGTGCTATTAGAAAGAACGCGATGAAGCTACAACCAATGTTCGCCAACCAAAAATTCAGTACTAAATTCATGGCAAAGCAACCTAAAGTATTTGATATGAGCGACCCTGGCACGGGAAAAACCCGAGTAGGTATCGAAGCCTTCGCCACTCGTCGCCGTAAAGGTGGAAAATGCCTGCTAGTAGTAGCCCCGAAGTCATTACTCGCTGCTGCATGGAAGAATGACTTTAATAAATTTGCACCAGACATGTCATGCGTTATCGCTAATGCAGCTAATAGAGAAGCAGCCTTCAAAATACCTGCTGATGTGTATATCACTAATCATGACGCAGCTGTATGGCTACAAAAGCAGAAACCGGCCTTCTTCAAACGCTTTGACACACTAGAAATAGATGAAAGTACAGCATTTAAGCATCATACCAGCGCCAGATCGAAGGCTATGGCGAAAGTAGCTAAGAACTTCACTTACGTTCGCTTAGCATCAGGTACACCCACCAGTAACGGAATCTGCGACCTGTGGCACCAGATGATGATACTGGACCAAGGCAAACGCCTGGGTACCAGTTACTTCGGCTTCCGTGCAGCAGCATGCAATCCACAACAGATAGAGGCTGCTGGCAAGACATTCATGAACTGGACTGATAAACCCGGCATCGAGGGTATTGTAGGTGCACTAATCAAGGATGTAGTCATACGTCACCGTTTTGAAGACTGCGTAGACATCCCGGCAAACCATAAGTATGCAGTCTCTTATCAACTCGGTAAAACCCACATGGCGTCTTACAAAGAGATGGAGAATGAACGCATCCTGTTCATGCAGAACAACGTCATTACAGCTGCCAACGCTGCCGTGGTGTACACCAAACTGCTGCAGATAGCTTCCGGTGCTGTGTATGGTGGCGAAGGTGGCTACACAGTCGTGGACAACGGACGTTATGAACTGGTGCTTGACTTAATACAAGCACGTAAACATACCGTCACGTTCTTCACCTGGAAGCATCAGCGTGACATGCTTATTGCTGAGGCTAAAAAGCGTGGCATAAGCTACGCAGTTATTGATGGTGAAGCCAGCGATAAAGATCGTGAGCAGATAGTTAAGAACTATCAAACAGGTGTCTACCAGACGCTATTTGCCCATCCACAGTCGGCAGGTCATGGCCTAACACTGACTAAAGGTACAGCAACTATCTGGGCATCACCCACTATAAACCTAGAGCATTTTGCACAAGGTTGGAAGCGCGTACATCGGATTGGACAGACCGAGAAGACAGAAACCATCGTAGTCATAGCCGAAGGTACGCTGGACGAAAGAGTTTGGCATGCCATGCAGGGCAAAGAAACGAATATGGCCGATTTCCTCAATGAACTAAAGGAGTTAACGAAATGACATCCGAGCAAATAATAATAGAACTACTACTCGCAGCAAGAAACACAACAAACATAG